ACATAGGCGGTCGGGTTGCGATAGTGAGGCACGAAAGTAATCACGCCCCACTGGTACACGGTGTATTCGTAGCGATCGGCTACGACGCGTTCATGTTCAGTCATTGTTCAACTCTCGAAATCATGGCCAGCAACTGAGCGACAGATGCCGCTTTCTTCTTCAGCATCTTCTCCGCCTCAGCTCTGACCTCGAGCCAGGCACGGGTGTCTTGCACGCTTCCACTGGTTACGCGCTGGGGCACCGTGTTGATTGCTTTACGCAGGCGATCGCGGATGCGCTCTACTTGGTCTTGTTCGTACGACATCAGCAGCCATACCCCCAGCAGAACAGCGTTGCCACGATCCGAGCGGCAAATCCCACGAGAACCCAGCAGCAGGCAAAGACAATCATTGCGCTGACCAGGGTCGTGACAACTTTTGCGATGTCGTTCACAGCATGTCCTCTATCTTTTTCAGCGAGATCCGGCCCGAGCGCACAGCCTCCACGAACTTGGCCTGCTCTCGTGCTGCTACGTCCCCAATCTCTTTGCGCCAGTCCTGGTACAAGGCGTACCTACGGGTTGGCGAAGAGATGGCCATAGCCTCTCGCACTCGAGATACCAGCCGCTCTCGCGCCTGCCGTAGCTCTCGAGCCCAGATCTCTTCTTGGTTCATACAAACGCAGACAGGTCAGGGGCCTTCCAGCCCGGTGGCTTGCCGATCTTCCCGCCAGGCTTGAGCACGGGCTTGCCGTCCACCAGCTTGGCGTCATTCGATGCCAGTACCGCTTGGTCCGCCCCGTCTTTGTCAAAGCCCGCCATGTAAGCGACACCGTTGCCGGTGACCTCCGCATCGCACAGCGCGTCGAGGGCTTCCTCGTCCTTACCTGGTGCGATACGGCATTCGGCTTTGCCACTCTTCAGGTCCTCTGCGAGCTCGGTGAACACGGCGACAGCAGCAGACGCCACATCAGGCGGCACCATGGTCCCGCGGAACTCCAGGCAGTGCAGGAGCTCCACGAATTCCTCGAGGTGACACCCGACCTGCACCGAGAAGTTCTCGGCGTTGGGCGCCTTGCCGCAGGCCATGAGCCAGTCAGCAGTACGTTGGAAGTTCGTCACTCGTCGGCACCTGCTTCGGGAATGGGCGCAGCCGCTTGCTGACGAGCCTGCTGCTGTGCCTGGACTTGACCAATGACCGAGTCGATCAGCGGACGGACAACGTTGTGCGGGCCGGCGTCAAGCTGGCGCAGCATGGCGTTGATTTGCTCGAGGTTCAGGGAGATGGAGAATTGGTCGTTCATAGCGGTTGCGTTTTCCAGATGGTTTTAGGAGAGCCGTGGCAGGTTGCAGATCTCTGCTTTCCAAATCCATCAGCCTTGATGTACCCCTCACTCGAGAGGCGCCTGGCGATGAGTCCCCACGCCCGTTGATCGGGCGCAGACTCAAAGCCAAGTTTGGTAGCCCACAGACGGACGTCTTCGGTCATGAAACCTTTGTGTCCGTGCAGTCGGGCGTATAGCTTGAAGAAAACCGTGGCCTGGTCAGTCCAGTCATCCACGAACCGATCGGCGCGCGATGATGCAAGCAGCATCCCCGTCTTGGCGCCTTGCTCAGCGAGGTCGGCGTTAATCATTGCGCGACCCCGTCGAGACGATCAGCCACCAGCTTGGAGTAACCGGCGATGTCGATCCACGAGTCGGAGTAATCCGGATCGCCGTTGACAATCCGAGCGATCTTGTGACAGATCATCTCGAGCGCCTCACGTTGGTCATCGTGAATCTCGTCCCATTTCTTACCCATGAAGTGGCGGATGATGCCCTTCAGGGACTGGGAGACCTCAGCGTGGTCTTTGAACAAACCGTAGCGTGAACCACGCTCGGCCAGGGTTTCGTTGATGGTGTCATGCGGCATGCTTCTCTTCTCCGTACTGCTTCTTCAAGAACGAGTCCAGGTCATCCTGACGGAAGCGCCATTGGCGACCCACCTTTCCGGCGGGCAGGCGCTTTTCACGGGCGAGTTTGCGAAGCGAGAAGACCGAGATACCGAGGTACTTGGCTGCTTCAAAAATCGACATCATTTGATGCGGGCTCCGTTGTAGTAGTTGTGGATTTGATGCGCTGGTACTGCTCGCAGAACGGGGCCACGTCGCAATATCCTTCGCACCGGCGATTCACACCGGGACGTTCCTCGATGTAATGACCAGCAGGAACCTCACCTAGCTCTTCCTTGGTGGGTGCGACCTTCTTGGCTCGCTTGCCACCGTCCTTCATGAGCGCATAGCTCGTCCCTGAGTACCAGCGCTCATCTTCGTTGCATTCGGTATCCGCTCCGGCTTCTGAAGACTGATGAAGTTGGACACGCGCCCGGACAAACGCCTCGGCCTCTTCAAGCGTCCACACCGGTACGTCGATAACCGCGACGTTCTGTTGCGGGTAGTCAGGATTGCGCATGGCTTCAGCCTTCTTCCAGTCACGGAAGATTGCGACAACTTGAAGCCGGTCTACCTGGATGCCGTTCTTGTGCGCGAGCCAACGCAGGCAGTTGAGCTGCTTCTCCCAGGACTCATCGCCGCCTGCCTTCCAGACCGAGCAGACCTTCCAGTCCTGCATCAATCCGTTCTCGACGTGACAGCGGTCGAACTGTCCGCTTACGCGCCAGCCTTCCATGTCAGCGAACAGGCGTTGCTCGACCAGGGCGTCGGTCTGGGCGCGCTCGAGGACCGTGTGCATACACTGACCCATGAGCGCCCAGGTCATCTCCGAGACGTCAACGACCACGAGGTCCTTGTACTTCTTGCCGAGTACCCGCCGGCGAGGCGAGTCGATCAGCTTGGTCACGGAGATGTCGCCGCCACCGGTGTACGGATCGTTCTTGATCGCGTTGACGAACGCGTCAGGCAGGCCGTGTACGTTGGTGAGGTTGGCCATTACCAGTCCACTTTCGCGCCACCGTTACCGCCGCCCTGGCCACCGCCATTGCGACCGCCGGAGTACTTGCCGTCGTCCATCTTCAGCATGCCGCTCTTGAACGGGTTGCCGTTCTTGCTCACGCGATGCCACAGGGCGACCTGGTACTTGGTGCCATCAGGGAAGGTGACGGTCCCGGTCTCTTGCGGGGCCTTCGGATTGGTGGCTCGGTTGTTGTCGAAAAGAACGATTTCGATCTGGTTGTTGTAGGTAGCGGACATTCAGTTACTCCTTGGTCTGCTGGGTTGCTTCGGATGCCTTCTTCTGGAGGCGGGCAATGACTTCCGCTGTCTTGGCCAGCGGGAGGTCGTTGATGGATTGGAGGTCGTAAGCCGCGGCGATGGACTCGAGCTTCACGCCGGCCACCTCAGCGAGCTTGGTGATGCTGGCGAGCTCGTCGGCTCCAATCTTCTTGACGGTCTCAGGGACGGGCTTCGGCGGGGCCTGGACAGGCTTGCGCACCTGGGGAGGGGCGGAGGTAGCGGCATTTCCGTCGTCGTCTTCTGGCGCGATTCCACACGCCGCCATGAGGCTGTAACGACGGGCATAGGTCAGCGCAGATCCGTAGCCCTGCGCGTCATGCTTCGAGGCGGGGACGTGCAGCTTGCCGGCGCTGAAGGTCTCGCCGCTTTCGTGGATGAACATCGTCTCCACAATCACGCCGCTATCACATTCATGGGTCTGTTGGATTAACGCCACACCGTTGTCGTTGAGCGAGTCGATGACCGCCTCGACACACGCTGCCAGGTCGGCATAGCGGCTCTTGAAATGGGGGTTGCTCGAGGTCTTAAGGGCGGCGCCGAACCCTTTCTGCGCCTTGACCAAGGCTGATGCTATCTTCTGCATAGTGCTCCTGAGAGATTGTTGATGGTAGATTTTGTGCCGAAATGCTGCGTGTCGCTTGAATCTCGGTGGAGTGGATTGTAGCGATACGTTTGCTTAAGAGGCGTTAGGGATTTCCCTAATAGATTTCGTACTTCGGCCAGGGATAATGAAGGCCGTCAGTGCCAGGTGTGTGCTGATGTACGCCGGACCAAATCGTATTGAAATGATTCGATCTGGTCTAGACCATATCAATACTCTTAGAACTTCATAATTACTCGAAGAGTAATCACCGAAGTCCAAAGAACTACGTAGGAGCTCATGAAAAATTTTTCAGACTTCGGGATCGACCTGAACGGTAGGTCCGGAGAAGAGGTCAAGACGACCTGTCCGCAGTGCTCACACACGCGGAAGAAGAAGAACTACCCGTGCCTGAATGTGAACACCGAGAAGGGTGTATGGCACTGCCACCATTGCGGGTGGTCAGGTGGTCTCGGGTCTGGTGTGATCAACCGCTCGGCTCCTCCGAACCGACGCGTCTATCACCGCCCTGAGTTCAGACCTGCGGTTCTGTCAGATAACGCCATCACGTTTCTGACAAAGCGCGGTATCACCACCGACGTACTCATCCGCAACCGCATCGCGCTCGAGAGAGTGTGGATGCCTCAGATCGAGGAAGAGGTTCAGGCGATCGCGTTCCCGTACTTCAAGGCTGGCGAGATCGTCAACGTGAAGTATCGCGACAGTCAGAAGAATTTCCGTCAGGTAGCAGGGGCGGAAAAGATCGTCTACAAGTACGACGACATCGCCGAGATCACGATTATCTGCGAAGGGGAGATGGATGCACTCTCCCTCGAGGTGGCTGGTTTCCGCAACGCCATCTCAGTTCCCGATGGGGCGCCTACCCCGGAATCCAAGAACCTCGAGCTCAAGTTCGAGTTCCTGGATGACGAGCGCTTCGACCAGGTCAAGCAGTTCGTGTTGGCGGTGGACAACGATGAGCCTGGCAAGAAGCTGGAAGACGAGCTCGCCCGTCGTCTCGGTCGTGACAAGTGCATGCGTGTCACGTGGCCCGAGGGCTGCAAGGACGCCAACGAAGTCCTGATGCGACACGGCGCAGAGACCCTGCGTCACTGCATCGAAGACGCCAAGGCGTTCCCGGTTGAGGGTGTGTTCTCGATCTCTGACATCGAGGACGACATCAACAACATGCTCGAGTTCGGGATGATCAAGGGCGAGCCCACAGGGTGGGACTCCGTCAATGGTCTCTACACCCCGGCGCCTGGTCAGTGGACGTTGGTCACCGGGATCCCCTCGATGGGCAAGTCCGAGTGGCTCGACGCCCTGGCGGTGAACATCGCAGAGAACGCCGGCTGGGTTTTCGGCGTGTGCTCACCGGAAAACCAGCCGATCTCTTGGCATGCCGCCAAGCTGATCGAGAAGCGCATGAACGAGCGCCTGGTAGCTGGCCGTGTGAACCAGGCCAGGTTCCACGAGGCGAAGGCGTGGCTCAACGAGCACTTCCATTTCATCATGCCCGAAGAGCCCACGCTCGATTCGGTCCTGGCGAAAGCGAAGGTGTTGGTCCGCCGCCACGGTATGAAGGGTCTGATCATCGACCCGTACAACGAGCTCGATCACACCAAGCGCAAAGATGGCGTGAACGAGACCGAGTACGTCAGCACCTTCCTTACCCAGCTCCGCAAGTTCGCTCGCGAGAACAGCATCCATGTCTGGCTGGTGGCGCACCCCGCCAAGCTGATGAAGGAAAAGAACGGCGAGTACCCGGTGCCCGATGGGTACACCGTCTCAGGTTCGGCTCACTTCTACAACAAGGCCGACAACATCGTCGCGGTTCATCGTGACGTGCGTAATCCCCAGGCGCCTACCGAGGTCCACGTCCAGAAGATTCGCTCTCGCTGGCTTGGTCGTCGTGGCACGGCGTTTCTCCAATGGCAGAGCAACAGCGGCAGGTTCCGTGAGTTCGATGGGGCGTACTCGCCTCCGTCAGCGGCGCAGTACCAGGCAGCAAAGGACGGCGAATGAACGCAGAACATAAACGATTGGCAACCATGCTGCTCGGGCACTACGCCAAGGGCGGTCAGATCACAGTTCAGAACGAAGTCTCTGACGGTCTGATCATGGCGATCAAAGACCGGGTAGATCTCGTCGCTGAGATCCGCAAGCAGCTTGCTCAGAACATCGGCGTGGAGCTGATGAAGAAGTCTCGCATCCAGTGGACTGACTCAATGAATTCGTACGGCAAGACGTACCGCGCTGACGCCTGGATTTTCACGCCCGAAGAGATCGCGGAGCTGGTCATCAACTGCTACGAGGCAGGGCTTCGTTCGCAGGAGGTGAACCTGTGAACCAACGCAACCGACAGTTCCTCGACCTCGCCCGTGACCAGCGGTGCGTGATGTGCGGCAACCAAGACGGCACGACCGTCGCCGCGCACAGCAACCTGCCCGAGCACGGAAAAGGGATGGGCATCAAGGCAGACGACTGCATGAGCGCATGGCTCTGCTATCGCTGCCACACAAATCTCGACCAGGGCGGAGAGATGAGCAGGGCAGACCGCAGGGATTACACGCTGACCGCGATCTGCAAGACATACCAGGAAATGTGGCGTCAAGGATTGATTGGAGTAACGAAGTGAGCACTACGCAGGAAAACCTGAAACAGGTCAAAGAGGAAGCCAACAACATTCTGAAAACTCTGTCGGCGGTGAAGGGTGACAGGTATGCGGAGACCGTGCGTGTCCTGCTGCTGTGCAAGCAGCTCGCTGACATTGGCGGAATCATGTGCGAAGAGATCGATGCACACAACGAGGCGATGGCCAAGGCTTGCGCGTTCGGCATGTCCCAGTGCTTGACCACACTGGCCATAACACTTCGCACCGTCAGTCAGTCCACCGATGACGACTGGAACTCCATGATGAAGGACTCGACCGCAATCATCGATAGCATCGGCGGACTCATGCGACAGGCGGTTGACGCTGGTCGTGATGGAAAGAGCTTCGGAGGCACGGACTAATGATCGACACACACATCACCCTGCCTGGGTCGAGAGACTTCAGCTTGCCGAGCTCGACATGCTCGAAGTGCGGCAACGAGAAGACCGGAAGCGATGGCGTGTACATGGGGCAGAAGTTCATCTGCGGAGTGTGCTGGCGTCGTCATGCCACCCGTGGATACGGGGCAGCAGGGAGCAGGAGCAAGAAGTGAACACTGGAAAAGTTGTAGCGAACGCAGGCTCACATCGCATCATGTACGCTTTGTCGTTCGGTCCAGCCCCGAGCAAAGAGCTCAAGGTAATCGCAGGCGCCATCAACAGCGTCAGCCGATTTGATGGTGAGTACATGGCGCGCCTGGTGAGCAACGGCTTTGTCCGTCGCCACGAGGGGGACCGCTGGGCGTTGACCAAGCGTGGACACGAGAAGCTCCAGGAGCTCGGCCCTTGCCGCGGCCTGCGTCCCCGCCGTGCTCCGCCGCCCCAGCTCCAGGCTGTCATCGACCGCCCCACCTATAACCCGTCCGACGAGAAGCCGCTGCCCATGCGGCCTGGCTCTGAGGATTTTCTCAAGTACCCGAGTCGTATGGGCAACACCCTGTACTACCGGGATGGCCGAATCGAATTGATTGGAGAAGACGATGGACATTGAAGAACTGCTCGAGCGGTATCGCCAGCTCGCAGACAGGTACGCGCCCGCCCGTGCGCAACGTGAGTACCTGGACGAGTACAAGAAGTCGATGCTTGCCCTGCTGATGAAGGACGCAGAGCGCGCCGGCTACAACTCAGGCGTGGCGCAAGACCGTGAAGCCAGGGCCAACGACAAGTACCTTGAGCTCCTGGACAACCTTAAGACCGCCGTGTTTGAGGAAGAGAAAATCCGCTACCACATGAAGGCAACCGAGTGGGAGATCGAGATCTGGCGTACCAAGCAGGCCAACGAGCGTGCAGAGCGGAGGGCGTATGGAGCGTAAGTTCACCGAGCGAATCATCACCGAGGCCAAGTGGTTCGGCATGTTCTGTCGCTGGAACAAAGACGATGAGAAGTTTTGCCTGACGGTGCCGACTACCTGGGAGGAAGTCGAGAAGGCGTTCGAGCTGGTAGCGCAGGCTCAACGTGAGCATGACGCAGCGATCGTGAGGTCGTTCGACAACGGTAGTGCAAACAGCGTGGCAAAGATCGTGGCGCAAAAGATTTTGGAAGGAAGTGGTAATGAATTGGTGTGACCGTTCTCTCTGGCAGTGCCGGTACAACTTCGGGCTTTGCCTCAGCGAGAAGGAGTTTCAGAAGCAGATGAAGGCGATGAACGTGCCGCCGCATCAGTGGCCTCGCTGGATCAGCGAAGAGGCCAATGCAACAACCCACTTCCTCGACCATCCCGATGGCGCCAAAGCGGCGATCGTCTGCATCGACAAGACCCCTGA